GCTACAATTGATAGTAACTATGTAGGTACTTATTATCCTTGGGTTAAGATCCTAGATACTAATACCAACAAGATTATTAGTGTTCCACCTTCAGTAGTATTACCAGCAGTTTATGCTGCTAACGATAATGCTGCTGCCGAATGGTACGCTCCAGCTGGTTTAAATCGTGGTGGTATTCCAACCGCTGTACAAGTACTTGATCGTTTGACTCACAACGAACGTGATGAACTATATGAGGGTCGTGTAAACCCAATCGCAGCATTCCCTGGTCAAGGTATCTGTGTATGGGGTCAAAAGACTCTACAAATCGCCCCAAGCGCTTTGGATCGTATCAATGTTCGTCGCTTGTTGATCAACTTGAAGAAGTTCGTCGCAAGTTCAAGCAACTACTTGGTATTCGAACAAAACGTAGCTGCTACACGTAACAGATTCTTGAGTATCGTAAATCCATACCTAGAATCAGTACAACAACGTAATGGTATCTATGCTTACCAAGTTAAGATGGATGAACAAAACAATACTCCTGACCTAATTGATAGAAATATCCTATATGGTCAAATCTTCATCCAACCAACTAGAACTGCTGAATTCATCATCCTTGACTTCAACATTCTACCAACTGGTGCAAGCTTCAATATCTAATTGAAATAGAATAAAACAAGACCCCACCCCTAAAAAGGTGGGGTTTTTTATTTAATTTATATATTTATATACAATGATCAGTCTTTCAGATATATTGTTAGAAGCCAAACTTCCTCAAAGCGAGCAAGATATGGATCTATATGCTCGTAAATACAAAAAAACAATAGATTATTTACGTACAAAGAATAAAGTATTGTTACTCACAACTAGTAATAGATGGAGTCAACATAAAGACGATGTACCCAAGAGTACTCAATTGGCAATTAAGATACAAGAATTATTGGGTAAAGAAAAAGTTACATTAATTGAAGTACCTAGTTTAAATATAGTTCCATGTGAAGGTAATGTGAGTAGTAATTTGAAATATGATGGTAATCATTGTGGCGTTGCAAAAGCATTATTAAAAGATAAAGATAAAAATCCGAGTGGATATCATCGTTGTTGGGCTAGTATCAATGAAAAGAATGATGAACTTTGGAAAATTACAAAAGAATTGTTTGAGAGTGATTGCGTTGTATTTTTTGCAAGTGTTAGGTGGGGACAAACAAACAGTTATTATCAAAAATTAATTGAACGTTTAACTTGGATAGAAAATAGACACTCCACTTTAGGTGAAAAGAATGTTGTAAAAGATATTGAAGCCGGATTTATTGCGGTTGGCCAAAACTGGCATGGAAAACAAGTTGTAGATACACAAAAATCTGTATTGGGTGATTATTATCAATTCCAAACTCCAGATCAATTGTTTTGGAATTGGCAATTTACACAAGATGATCAAGATGAAACTAAACGTTCTTACGATAAAGCAATCAAGATATTTGATAAAACATTTTTAAAACCATATGATAAAGCTGAATAATATTTTAAACGAAGTAATGCAAGAAGGTGGAGCTGGAGGTCATATGGCACATCCATTTGACTTTGCGAATACAGGTGCTAAGTTGGTTGATGTGTTCGCAAAGGCTGTTAAATCACTTAAAAAAGGATCTGGTAGTGTAAAAATTGATGGTGTAAATGCCAGTATCAGATTAGTAAATGGACAATTTGTAATGGATCGTGGATCTGCAAAACCTTTAGATATCAAGGGTATGCGACCAGAAGATTTGACTTCTAGATTTGAACCCGGACACGGATTTATTAAAATTGGAAGTAAAGTTATTAATATTTTTGATGAAGCAATTCCTTCTACTAAGTCTGAATTAAAGACTCTGGGATTATTAGATAACCCAAATATATTATTAAATATTGAATATGTTGAGGGACAAACAAATGTAGTTGGATATGGAGATATAGGAAACTTTTTAGCTATTCACGGACTAAAGGAGATCAAACCAAAGACTATTGGTAAAGATGGATCGGTAAAGTCCCGTGTTGCAACCGAAATACCGTATGATAAGACTGCCATGCAGTCTTATATTAATAAATTAAATGATGTTGCAATGAAACACGGATTCAAGGTATTAGGTAGTGTAGATACATCATTTAAGGCAGAACCAAATCTTGCCAAAGTATTAAACGAACCAGTTACATTATATCCAAACGGAGACGAAGTAACTAAATCTTTGAAGGATTGGTTGAAAGGAGTTAAAATTAGTACTCCATTGATTACTCGCCAAGATTTCTTAAAAGCAACTGATAGTAAAAACATCGAACAAGATTTTGCCGGACAAGACATACAAAAAGTTATAAATGATACGATAGTTTATTTAGCCACAATTAAGTTGGGTGATGAAATATTAAAAAATACTACAAGCGAAATAGGAGATCTTGAAAAACATGAAGGTATTGTGGTAAGAGATCCTAGTATTTATAACGGACCATTTAAAATTACAGGAAGTTTTATTATAAAAGGTCTTGGCAGCAAGTTTGGTAAATAAATTAAATACATATTTGTTATGAAAAAAGCACAAGGTAAAAGCAATCTAGACATTGTTAGAGATTATGTTGACGGAAATCGTCCATTCGTTCAAGTTGGATATGATTCCAATTTAGAAAATAATAAACGTAAAGAAGGTGAACAATGGGAAGACGCACAAGGTCGTAAATGGGTTTGGAAAAATGGTAGTAAAAGAAGAGTACCAAAAAGAGCATCAATTGTTGTTGAACAGAGATGTAAAAATTGCAATATGGATGTTAGATGGGGTAGTTATCTAGATGACAGAACATGGCCAAAATCTGGATTATGTTATGATTGTTTTGTCGATGAAGAAACTAGATTGAAAAAATTAGGTATTTGGGATACCTACAATAAGATACGTGAACTTAAAAATGTAAAATCTGCATTGTTGGATTATAAAAATAAATTTGAAGAAGCTAAAAAATGGTTGGATAACAATGAAGGTAAGTCTGTGGAGTTTTTTCAAGAAGATGGAGAAGTAGAAAGATGGAGTGGCGTTAGTGATACATCTCAAATCCGTGAAAATTTAGAGAGTGATTTGAAAGCCGTATATGAACGTCTAAAAAACATCGATGGAGAAATTTCAGAGTTAGAAATACAATATGAGTCAGCCAAACTTAAGAGAGATAATAAAGCAAGAGTATAAGAAGTGTATAGAAGATCCTATATACTTCATGAAGAAGTATGTAAAAATCCAACATCCTATCAGAGGAACTGTTGGATTTGAACTATATCCATTTCAAGAAAACGCTTTACAAGATTTCGTCGATAATCAATTAAACATCGTTCTTAAGAGTCGTCAGATGGGTATTAGTACTCTTACTGCCGCTTATAGTTTATGGTTGATGACCTTCCACAACGATAAGAACATTCTATGTATTAGTATTACACAGGAAACCGCAAAAGAAATCGTTACCAAAGTTAGATTTGCTAATGATAACTTGCCATCGTGGTTAAAGGTACCATGTGTAGAAGACAATCGTTTGTCACTTCGTTTAAAGAACGGATCGCAAATTAAAGCCGTATCGTCTGCTGGCACTGCCGGTCGTTCATCAGCACTATCGTTACTAATCATTGACGAAGCTGCATTTATTGATGGTATTGAAGAAATTTGGTTGTCAGCTCAATATACATTATCTACTGGTGGTAGAGCTATTATATTGAGTACTCCAAATGGTGTAGGTAATTTCTTCCATAAAACTTGGGTAGAAGCTGAAGAAGGTAAAAATAATTTTAAGACTATAAGATTACCATGGCATTTACACCCAGAACGAGATCAAGTTTGGAGAGATAAACAAACCGAATTGTCTGGTGTAAAAGGTGCAGCACAAGAATGTGATTGTGACTTTAGTACATCTGGTAATCAAGTTGTAAGTGTGGATGTTCTTGAGTTCTATAAACAAACGCATTTAAAGGATCCCGTAGAAAAACGTGGTAACAATCAAGATTTTTGGATATGGGATTATCCCAATTATAGTAAGAACTATCTATTAACAGCTGATTGCGCAAGAGGTGATGGTGGAGATTTCAGCGCATTTCATGTTATAGACGTTGAGACAATGGAACAAGTTGCTGAATATAAGGGTCAGTTAACAACTAAAGATTATGGTAATCTATTAGTTAGTGTAGCCACCGAATATAATAACGCATTATTGGTGGTAGAAAATAATAACGTAGGTTGGGGAACTCTTCAACAAGTTATAGATAGAGATTATCAAAACACATTTTATAGCGCATCAGATCTTACAATTGTAGATGTTGAAAAAACATATACTAATAAGTTACACGCTCAAGATAAAAAGTTAGTGCCTGGATTCACAACAACTAGTAGAAACAGACCATTAATTGTAAGTAATTTGGAGTTATTTTTTAGACAAAAACAAGTTATTATGAAGTCTAAAAGATTGTTTGAAGAGTTAAATGTATTTATATGGAACGGCCCAAAAGCCGAGGCAATGAGAGGTTATAACGACGATTTGGTTATGTCTATGGGTATCGGTCTGTGGGTTCGTGAAACTGCACTAAGACTCAGAAATGAACAAATGGCTTATAATAGACAAATGTTATCTGGCATTAGTAAAGTAACAAGCAATCAAGGCCAACCATCATTTAATAAAATGAGCAATTCGCCAACAGATATGTGGCAGTTTAATCCGAACGCCAACGCAAATAGTAAAAAAGAAAGTTTAACTTGGTTGTTATAAATACTTATATATAAGGCAGTACATTATGACTGATAAAGCATTTCAAGAATTAAAGAATAGATCATTATTTGCTAGATTAAAAAGATTATTTAGCAATGACGTAATTGTCCGCAACGTAGGTGGTAAAAAATTGAAGGTTATTGACACCGATGAAATTCAATATGCCACAGATCGTAATAGCCTAAGAGATCGTTTTAATCGTCTTAGAACCACATCGTATAATCAATATACCCGTGACTTTAATCTTAGTTATCAAAGCAGTCGTGTAGAGTTGTTTAGAGATTATGATACGATGGATATGGATCCAATTCTAGCATCTGCACTAGATATCTATGCGGATGAATGTACTAGTAAGAACGAATTGGGTGATATTATTGCTGTATCTTCGTCAAATGATGATATTAAACAGATCTTGAATAATTTGTTCTATGATATCTTAAACATTGAATTCAATCTTTGGTCATGGACTCGCAGTTTGGTTAAATATGGTGATTTTTATTTGAGACTACATATCAGTCCAGAATATGGTGTTTACATGGTTGAACCTATGAGTGCTTATTACGTCACGCGTATTGAAAATGCACATCTAGAAAATAAAAACTTTGTAAAGTTCCAAGTCAATCTTCCATATGGAAATAAGCTTGAGGATTTGGAAAACTATCAAATGGCACACTTTCGTTTATTGAGTGATAGTAACTTCTTGCCATATGGTAAGAGTATGTTAGAAGGTGCTCGCCGTGTATGGAAACAATTAAGTTTGATGGAAGACGCAATGTTAATTCATCGTATCATGCGTGCTCCTGAAAAACGTATTTTCAAGGTTGATATCGGTAATATTCCTCCAAATGAAGTTGATAATCATATGGAACGTATTATTGCACAAATGAAAAAGACTCCATATATGGACGATAGAACAGGTGATTATAACCTACGTTTTAATCTCCAAAACATGGTTGAAGACTTTTTCTTACCAGTTCGTGGTGGTGATAGTGGTACAGACATTAGTAATTTGCCAGGTCTTGAATGGACCGGGACGGACGATATCGAATATCTACGTAATAAGATGATGGCAGCACTTAAGATTCCAAAAGCATTCTTGGGATATGATGAAAGTTTAAGTGGTAAAGCTACATTAGCAGCAGAAGATATTCGTTTTGCTCGTACAATTCAACGTATACAACGTATTATTGTAAGTGAGTTGAATAAGATTGCAGTTATTCATTTGTATAGTCAAGGATATAGAGATGAATCATTAGTAGACTTCACACTACAATTAACAAATCCATCTACTATTTTTGAAAAAGAAAAGATTGATGTTTGGAAAAGTAAGGTAGAATTGTGTAAGGATATGTCTGAACTTAAATTGTTTAGCAAGAAGTGGGAATATGAAAATGTCTTCAACATGAGTGATCAAGACATGATTAACTTGCAAAAGCAAATTGTAGATGATTGTAAGAGTGCGTATAGATTTAAACAAATTGAAGAAGAAGGTAATGATCCCGCTTTAAACTTCATGAAATCAAAAGGTGAAGAATCTGGTGGCGGCGGTGGAGGTGGAGAATCTACTGGTGGTGCCGAGACTGGTGGTGAAACTGGTGCTGCCGAAGCTGGTGGAGGAGCTGAAGCAGGCGGTGAAGCTGGTGGTGCAGGAACGTCTTCTGGTGGAACTGAACCAAAGTTAACAGAACGAGATCAAACGGGTCGTAAAAAAGCTAGTAACTATCCATTCGGCGAAGATCCACTTGGTTCTTTAGAAAACAATAGAAAATCTGACTTATCCGTGGCACACAAATACAAAAATAAGTCGCCATTATCATTAGAATCAATGTCATCATTGTTAAAGGCATTTAATGGTCATAAAGATATTTTGAAAGAATCTAAGGACAAACCATCCTTTATGGATGAAACTAACATAAAAGAGTAAAGAAATACTATAAATAGTGATATTTTTAAAACTCACATATATTTATATTTAATTGGAACTTATGCATAAGAAAGCGAAACATTCAAAGTTTAAAAATAGCGGCGTGCTATTTGAACTACTTACCAGACAAATAACGTCTGATATTTTAGCTGGTCGTGATGAAACATTTACGAAAAATTTAATGTTCAAATACTTCAACGAGTCAAAAGAATTGGGTAGAGAGTTCCAACTATACAATTTCATTGCATCACAATCTTCTAAAAATACACAAACTGCAGATCGTATTTTGGATGTAGTATTGCAAACACGTTCTAAGATTAATGATCGTGAGTTAAATAAACAAAAGTATAATTTAGTAAAAGAAATCAAAGAAAAATATAACATCGATGAATTTCTAAAGAATAAGATTCCAAATTACAAATTATATGCTTCTGTTTATAAGTTGTTTGAAAATCAAAATTTAAATGAAGTTAAATTTGATGTACAAGAGTTAGTTGAAGCTAGAGAGTATGTAATTGAAAATCTAACAAAAGATAAGAAGTCCGATTCACAACCTCTAGATTTGTATAGTTCACAACCAGCCGAAGTTCGTTTAATTGCATATAAGTTCTTGATTGAGAATTTCAATAAGAAATATAGTAATTTGTTGCCAGATCAAAAGCGTTTATTAAAGGAATACATTACTAATGTTTCCAATACTAACAAATTCACCGAGTTTGTTAATGAAGAGTATAAGAGAGTTGCTTCAATATTGAAAGAAAATGTACTTAACATTTCTAATAATGAAGTTATTAAGATTAAGTTGAATGAAACAATTACACAACTTAGTAACAAATCTATAAGTGGTTTGGTAAAAGAAAATCAACTAACATCATTGTTAACCGCATATGAGTTGGTTGAAGAATTACAAAAGATTCAAAATGAAAAAATATCTTAAAGAATCAGGCGATCCATTTAGAGATATTGTAAAAAAATACGCTGAATACTATAGAGATAGCGAATTAGCTCGTATTTCTAAACAAGAATATAATGCATGGTTGCAATCCCACGCAAATAAAATTTCCCCATCTACGCGTGAAAAAATAAAAAAGCAGGTGGATGCCAAGTTAAAGAAGAAGAATGAAGCTAGCACAACAGCTGGAGTTCCAGGTGTAATGACCCCATTCGCTTTCAGTGCAAATAAAAAATCACCAGGTAATGTTCGTGCTGCTACTCAATTTGGATTTAAATTGGCAAAACCAGTAAATAAAAACAAAGATTTAGAGTTGGAAAATCAAATGTATAGTGAACCAGCATACGTTACTCCAGCTCAAAATATTGAACCAGTTAATGTATATAAAGATAAAGATGGATTGCCACAACACGGCGATCCAGAATTAGATCCTGGTTTAGCAGGTCACGAACAAGGTCAATTGCCTATGTTTGAACAAGCTGTTAGACTTGTAAAGAAGATGAGAATGGAAGGTGTTGGTGGTTTAATATATAAATTGCAAAGAGAAGCTGATGCATCTGTTCCTCAACCTGCGGTTCAACCAGCACCTCAATCACCTCAATCACCTCAACCAGCGCAACCATCACAACCAAAAGCTGCAAACGTTGATGTGAATCTTCAATCATACGACATTCAACCAGATTTTTCAGAATTTGATCAAAAATTAAAAAATAGCACTGAACAAATAAAAGTTGATTTACAAAAGAAGATACAAGATGCTATTTTAGATAAGAAAATTGTTGTTCGTGCTAGTAAAGGATATAAACAGCCTGAAGCTGATTATACTATAAATGTTACAGGAGTAAATATTGATTATTATTACGATAGATATGTTATTGTAATTTTAGGTCGTGAAGAGAGCAAACAAAAAGTTGCTAAATTCTTCGTTAAACCAGGATTTAAAATTAAAATTTTAGGCAAAGCTGATACTAAGCCAAAAGATCAATATCAAATTGCTAAATCTAAGGCTTTGGTTGATCCAAATAAACAAAATCCAACACAATCTACAAACGTTGTAACATCTCCAGAACCAGCCGCTAAACCTGCAGCTGATCAACAACAACAATCTCAACCAACTGCTTAATATGAAACAAATTTTAATTGATGTATTACCATTCGAATTTAAGAAAACTTCACTAAACGAATCTCTAAAAGATGGAAAGTTGTTGGTGAATGGTGTACTACAAAGAGCTGATGCAAAGAATCAAAATGGTCGTGTATACCCAGAAGATATTCTAAAGCGTGAATCCAACAAGTACATGGAAAATTTTGTGAAACAACGTCGTGCTATGGGTGAACTTGATCATCCAGAATCATCCGTCGTTAACTTAAAGAATGTTAGTCATAACATTACAGATATGGGGTGGGATGGTAAAGATTTAGTAGGTACGGTTGAAATTCTACCTACACCAAGTGGTAACATTCTAAGAGATCTATTACAATCTGGCATTTTATTGGGTATCAGTAGCCGTGGATTGGGTAGCGTTAAGAAAGATATGAGAGAAGGTGCCGATGTAGTACAAGACGATTTTGATTTAATTGCTTTTGACTTTGTAAGCAATCCTAGTACACAAGGTGCATTTATGTATCCACAAGGAAAGATCAATGAAAGTGTGGAACAAAGTAGAATTATAAACCCATATGCTAACGTAGAGAGATTAATTCACAATATTCTTTCTGAATTGTAAAAATTTATAATATTTATAATCATATGATTAAGCTAAAACACCTAGTAGAAAATTCAACTGAAGTTGCTTATACCCCTCTTACAAGAGAAGAAAAAGTAAAGTTATATGAGACTGTAAAAGCATATAACGAATATCGTAGCAAATTAAAAGCAGAAGCCGTTTATGAAACTGCTCATAAGATTTTAGAATCTGTTAATTTGGCAGAACGTTATGCTATCAAGGAATGTGGAGAATGGATGGAAGCAAAGATGGTAGAACGTGACATGAAGGAAATCAAGAAGATGGCTTCTAAGTTGTATGAAGAAGCTCAAAAAATTAAGTCAACTGAAAAACAACTTGAAATGTTGTATGAAGAAATTGGTATGAAGTTGGAACGTTATTTTGAAATTGCAGAGCCACTTAATGAAGCTCCTCAAGCTTTTCAAACACAAAATCACCAAGGTTCTGTAAGTACAGCAAGTCCACCAGATCCAGCCGCTTGGGGCACTGATCTAAGCAAATAATTACTTGTTTTTTGGATCGGCTGGAATACTATCAATAAATTCAAGTAATTTATTAAAAGTTTCAAATACATAACGACGGGATGTTTCTATAACATACCCGTCATTTTCTTTATATACACGTATATCTTGTTTATGGTTTTCTAATTCGATAGATGGAATTTCGACTTCACAAGTTAAATCATAGTCGTTATCCATTTTAAAACCCATGTTTCCTAATGTATCTATTTCATTAAAAGACCAACCATCTGGGTGATCTAAATCTGTAAGTTTGAATTTTGGATACACTTCTTCTTCGTTATTTAGGAAGTTTCTCATTTTTAAACTTGCTGGTTTATAATTGAAGTTGTCATTTTTTCTAAGTTGAGTGATGAACTTAGAATTATTTTTTGCAGCTTCCATGTGTTTATTAAAGTTTGGATTGTAATTATAAGCCATATTGGTTAATTCTATCTATAAAGTCAGTCAAGACTTTAATTTTGTCGTTGGTGTCATTTTCAAAAATACTGCTTAGTGTATAGAAAACTTTATCAGTTTGTTCATCACTATCGTCTGATACTACTCTAATAAAACACGCATAATTGTATAAACCTTTATTCTGGTTATTTTCTAACTTTTTAAATACGTATGTTTTTGTTGAATCATTACTTTGTACATCCGCAGTAATTTCTCTGGTATTCTTTTTATGAATAAAATTTGTTTTACCAAAACCAGCAAATCCATTTTGTTTGGATTGAAATGCTAATAGTTCATCTTTGTCAAATTCTATACCAACATTTTCTCTTAATACTTGATCAAATGGTTTGCCTACTATTTCTTTGGTTTTGCTTAAAGTATATTTAGATCCAGCCTTTTCCTTAATTAAATCGATTATTTCTTTAAATTTAGTAAAGTCTTTTACACTTGATGGTTTTATAGTTTTAGCCATTTTACGAACTTGTGGTGATACTTTTTTATTAGATACGTCACCTTTTTGTACAGCACGTACTAATCTAAAAAGTCTTGCTTGTTTTTCACTTTGCGCAGGCATATACAATAAATATCATTTTTTTTAATATATTACGTTTTTTAATTATATTTATTTAGTAAATACGTCAACCATTTGATGTCCACATTTAAATCAATCTTCTTTGGAGTTCTTCAATAACTTCACAAACATAAACAATAAGAAAGGTAGAATATCTATATGAGCGATCTATTAAAGGAAAGCATCGCAGACGCAAAGGCTGTTCGTGAAACAGCAATTGCTAATGCAAAAACTTTTCTTGAGGAAAATTTTGCTAAGAGCATGAAAGAAATGTTCGCAGAAAAACTCAAGGAAGAAATGACAGACGAACCAGCAGCTGAAGACCAAGTTGACGAAAACTTGTCAACTTCAAAGATTGGTGGCGAAAAGGGAAATGAAGCTTCTAAGCAACATCCTGTAAAGCCATCACCTGCTGCAAGCAAAAATACAACTTCTGCTGGAAAGCAAGAGTTTGATGCAAAATTGGAAGAAGAAGCAGGTTCTTCAGATGAAGAAGTAACCAGTGAAGAGCTAGACGAAATTCTAGCTGAACTTGAAGGTGAAGTTGTCAGTGAAGAGAAGGAAGAAAAAGAAGAAGATGACAAGGAAGAAACCAACGAGTCAGTTGACGAAACCGTCGCTGAAGGCGAGGAAGTAAATCTAGATGAACTTCTAGCTGAATTGGAAAATGAAGTAGAAGCCGCTGATCCAATGGCAGCCGCAGCACCTGTTGCAGCTCCAGCACCAGCTCCAGTTGATCCTATGGCTGCTGCAGTTCCAGCCCCAGCTCCAGCTCCAGCTCCAGGTCAAGTACCATCACCATCTGAAGGTGAAGTAACCTACGAAGAGATGGCAGAAGCTCTAGTAGCTATCAATGAAGAAAACGAAGCATTGAAGAATAAGTTGAGTGAACATGTAAACACCGTCAAGTATTTGAAGGGTGTACTAGCTGAAACCAATCTATTGAATGCTAAGTTGCTTTATACCAACAAGTTGTTCAAGGGTAAGAGCTTGACCGAAGATCAAAAACTTAAGATCATTAACACTTTCGACTTGACTAAGAACATCCGTGAAGTCAAGTTGGCATATACAGTTTTGGCCGAATCAATCAATGCCGGTGGATCAGTTGTTAAAAAGAAGACAAATGCAACTGTAAGTACTATCACCGAAGGTTTGGCAAGCAAACCAGTATCATCAACCAAGCCTGACTCTACTATTGTAGAACCTCAAGCTGATGTGATGACTTCAAGATTCCAAAAACTCGCAGGAATCAAGAAGTAATTAGTTTGCGAGTAAAAACCTAACAAAAAATATAGAAAGAAACAAAAATATGAGTATGGACGTAAAGAGTCTATTGACAAACAATATGAATCCACAAGCCAAATTGATGGCCGAAACCCGTGGACTACAACAAAAGTGGGAAAAGACAGGTCTTCTTGAAGGCGTAAATGGCGTTGAGAAGGCACACATGTCAATCCTTTTGGAAAACCAAGCAAAGCAACTTCTAGACGAAGCTTCTACAACTGGTACCTCTACCAGTTCAGAACAATGGGCTGGTGTTGCTCTACCATTGGTTCGCCGTGTGTTCGCTGAAATTGCTGCGAAGGAATTCGTATCAGTTCAACCAATGAATCTACCATCTGGTCTAGTGTTCTATCTAGACTTCAAGTATGGTTCCGGCAATCACTTGAGCCAAACTCAAGGTACAAGCTTGTTCGGTGGTACCAATTCTGCTAAGTTCGGTTCAACCGATGCAGCAGTAAATGGTCTATACGGTCAAGGTCGTTACGGATATTCTGAACGTGTAGTAACCAGTTCAGCATTCACATCCGCAAATTGTACAGTTGCTTCAGCAAGCTGGGCAGATCTACAATTTGCTTCTGACTTCAGTTCTTCATTGAGAAGCGGTAACATCAAGGGTATCTTCAAGATCGGTCTTGATATTAACGACAACACTCAAACTAACGCTGTAGCTGCTTCTGGTTACGCTTGGAACGTAGATTTGAACGCAGTACGTTCATTTGGTCTACAAACCACTGGTAACGTAGCTTATACAGTATTGAACACCTACGCAAACGTAGTTAACACTGGTACTATTGCTGCTCCAAATTACGTCATTAACATGTTCGTAAGTCAATCAAGTACAGCTGCTACCCCAGCACAAACTCCAAAGTTGAATTACACCATTCAACCTACCGATAACCTACGTGGTGACTTCGAAGATGGTAAGACCGCCGGTGAAGGTTCTGGTAACAGTTCCGCAACCGCAACCCAAGCAATTGGTACTGACATCGGTATTCCAGAAGTTAACTTGGTACTAAACAGCGAACCAATCGTTGCTAAGACCCGCAAGTTGAAGGCAGTCTGGACCCCAGAATTGGCTCAAGACTTGAATGCTTACCACAGCATTGATGCAGAAGCAGAATTGACTGCTCTATTGAGTGAATATGTATCTATGGAAATTGATCTAGAAATCCTAGACATGTTGAACGAGTCTGTAACTGGTACCACAACCGAAGCTTGGTCTGCCCAAATCGGTACTGAGTTCCAAAAGACTCTATCCTACGCAGGTGGCAGCACTGGTACCCCAGTTGCTAACTTCACCCGTGTTGTTAACGCTTCACCAAATCGTACTGCTTACGTAAAGAGCACTTGGTTCCAAACTCTTGGTAACAAGATCCAAAAGGTCTCTAACAAGATTCACCAATTGACTCT